TCACCGGGTGGCCTTCTTCTCCCTCGCCAGCCTCTGGTAGATCTGACGCATCCGCTCCGATTTGTGGCCGGCCCAGTGCTCGGTGTCGTCGGTCAGCCCCTTCGCCTTGAGATCGTGGAACGTGAACCGCTCGCCCAGCCCGCCCTTGTTGAGCGCCTTGGCCATGACCCGGTCCCAGGCCGAGGAAAAGGCCTCCGGATCGATGGGGCCGCCGTCGGCCCGGTGGAGTATCCAGGGGCTGATCGTCCCCCGGTGGAGCGCCTGGGCAGTTTCGTAAGCTGTCGTCAGGCGGTCCGACCACAGCGTCACCTCTGACTCGCTGGCCTTAGACCGCCGCAGGAATATCCCGCGCTCGTCCACGTCGTCCCGGCGAAGGGCCAGGATCTCGCCCCGGCGCGCCCGCATCAGGTAGGCGAACTCCATGGCCACCGCCACATAATCCGGCGCGAGGCGCTGCACCAGCGCGAATTCCCAGTCCTCCACGTAGCGGTCGCGCGGCGGCGTGGAGAACTTACGCACCCCTTTGCATGGGTTCGTGTCCAGGTACTCCCGTTCAATCGCCCAGGAGAATGCCGCTGACAGGAACTGCAGGTGGCGGTTGGCCATGGTCGGCGTGTCCTTCATCCGGTCCCGGTACCGCACCATGGTGCCCCGGCTCAGCTTCCGAATGTCCATGTCGCCGAAGACATGGCCGCCCTTCACCGGCGCTTCGCAGATCGCCTGGATGTAGCTTTCGTAATTATCGCGGGTGCGCTTGGCGATGGGCCGGGGGCGGGGCGCCTTCATGTGCTCTTTCAGCAGCCACTCCAGGGTCCGTGCGCCGCCCTGGGCCACCTGGCGGTTATAGGCCGTCAGGATGGCCCTGTGGTGCGCCTGAGCGCGCAGAGGGTGCCCTTGGGGGTCGAGCAGGGTGATGGACCGCCCAAAGCGGCCCTTTCCCAGGTACTCCCGCCAGATGATCCGGTCCTTGGATGGGATCCGGTAGACGTATTCCGGGAGCGCGTTGTCCCGGCGGGTGCCACGACTACGGCCCATCTTCGAACTCGATGCCGCCGCCGTCGTTCGCCGCCGCGCTGTAGGCGTCGACGGTCACGCCGCAGATCCGACCGCCGCGGCCGACCCGGTAGGGGATGTGCTCCTGGTCGAGCCACTTCCGAAGGTCGCCGCGCCGGGCAAAGCCGGTATCCTGCAGCAGCTCTTCCTCGGTGATCACTCGCTCACCCATCGTCGTGTCCTCCCTCCGCGTACCGAAGTGCAGCCAGCCAGAACTCGCGGGCCTGCAGGGTGAATGTGTGGACGTACCCGGCCCTGCCGCGCTCCAGCAGATGGGCGCGCAGCTTTTCGCTCTTCACGCCCTTGGTCACCTGTTGCTCGAATGCCGTCCGCTCATCGGTCATTGCCATCTTCATCTGCTCCCTGGTCGGCTTTCAGTCGCCGCTGTTCCTCGATTGCCGCCGGACCGCGCACGTCGCTGCGGTCCCAGTATTGGATATAGGCCATCCAGACGTCGCCGTGCCCACAGCAGGCGTTCATCACGACGCTTTCGTCCAGCGTGCCCAGGCAGCCGTCATGCCCCTCCGGGGTAGCGCCTTTGCCGCAATGAACGCACACGCCGCGCTGCCCGCTGCCGGCGTCCTCCGGCTTGTAGATCCGCTCGCCCGTATCATCGAGCACCCAGCACCGCCGCTGGTCGTCGTAGTGCGTGGGGCGCCCGTGGAACCTCCCTCGCGCTGCCATATCAATCGTCCTCGTCGTCAAAATGGTCCATGCCCCAGTCCACCACCCAGGCCAGGAACCACAGCCCGCCCAGCAGCACGCCGCCGATCACGCCGCCGACGGTGACCAGGCCGGCCACAGATAGCTCAAACATGGGTAGCCCTCGCTCGACTCGCCCGGACGCCGTCACGCACCCAGCGTCGGATCGAAAGTTCGCAGCCGCACGTCAGGGCGCATCCGTTGGCCATGCCCAGGTGGGTGGCTCGCCGCCTGCACCCGCAGCTGCACCGCCGGCGGGATCTCGGCGCCACCGGCTGCAGGTAGCGGCGGTGCGTCTCGGAATCAGCCCACATCGTCATCCCCGCGCCCTTGGCGGTGATCCGCTATGTTCTGCTCCACCCAATTTCGGATGTACCGCCATCGCTGTTCGCCGGCGCCACGGTTCGGCAATAACACTCGGCGCTTGTGGCGTCCCCAATCGGGCCAATGGGGTCGGACGGGGCCGCATATCTCGACCTCGGCGTTCCTGTATTCGAGGACAATTTCATCGTTCAGGAACATGATCTCGGCAGCCAGGGCCTCAGCCACGCCAAATGCGGCAGCCACGCCCTCCCGGTCATCCGGATCAATCGGTTCCAGGTCCATGCCGCGAGCAACCCCAAGAGATCCGAGGGCGCAGCATTCGCCGTCTGCGGTCACCAGGGAGTCGGCCGCTAGCCGCTTTTCAGGCAGCGCGTCCAGGGCATCCCGCAATTCGCGCAGCATGGCCTGCCCTCGCGCGCCGCGAATTGCGCTGGCCACTGCCCCGCGCCACCGAATCAGGTCCCAGTTATCGAGGTCGTCGCAATATCCGCTTCTGCTCATCGATCATCTCCCTCGGCCGGCGGCAGCAGCTCTTCGATCTGGTCGATTGCGATCGCCCATTTCCGGTGGTCCCCCGGCTCTCCCAGCACCTGTAGCAGCTTCACTCTCGCCTGCTCTTGGTTCGCACCGAGCACTTGGGCAGGCACCGCCTGGTCCCACCGCGTATGGAAATAGGGATCGTCGTGGCGATTCACGTATCGCATGTGGAATCTGAATAGGGGGTCACTCATTGGGCACCTCCCCGGCCGGACATCATCAGTCCGATCAGCGCCCCGAGAATGCCACCCACCACGCCTACAGCGAGCATGGCCAGGCGGTGTCCCACGGTAAGGTCCGCCAGCGCCCACTCCCAGTGCACGAACAGGACCAGCCAAGCGCCGAAGGCGGCACCGGCGACCATGCAGGTTGACACGAACATCCTTTGCACCAGCTCCGGCCTGCGCCGCCGGTGGATTCGTTTCGGCGGCGCGCCCGGTTTGAAGGTGAAGTGCGCCATAAACGGAATCTCGATGGCCGTGCCGTTGACCTTTGGAATGCCATCGCCGGCCCACTCCCCGGCCCGCTGTATCGCGTATGCCTCGGCCTCATCTTTACTGGCGTCCTTGAGTACCTCATGCCGCCATCCCCGGCAGCCGCAGTGGTGCCGGTGGAGGACTATCAGCCAGTTGCGCTTTCTGCCTTCGAAGATGTTCACGATTCACCCCCTTCCGCCAGCAACCGGCGGCAGCCGTTGTCGTCAGGCGCGCCCACCACACCGCGGGCCTCCAGGTGGTCGATCAGTTGGAGGGCGTTGCTGTAGGCGATGCCTAAGTGCCGCTGGAGGAGCGTGGGGTAGACGCGCCGGTGCTGGCGGGCTACCGCCACGGCGGCGTCGTAGTGCTGCGGCATGGCTGTGGCCGGCGCCGCCGTGCGCTCCGGGTAGACCCCCGGCAGCGGGCCGAACTGAGGCTTCCGCTTCTGCTTCTCGCGGATCCGCGCGATAACATCCGGCTGGGTGACGCGCGCCAGTTCGGCCTCTGCCGCCGCCTCGCCGTTGATCCCGTTGGCGAGGCACAGCGCCGCCAGGGTGACCCGGACGCCGCCGACCTCCTGGAACGGCTCGCCGACAGGGCGCCCGAACACATAATCGACCAGTAGGTGCGCGGCTTCGGCGGTACAGCCGGTGGACTGGACCAGCTCCAAAGCTTCTTCCAGGAACCGGTGATTGCGTTCCTCAAGGTCGGCGGCGATCTCCGCCCCGAAGCACTCCATCATCCAGCCATTCACACGATGCTCGTAGGGCGCCGGCCCCCCGGCGCGGAGGCGGGCAGGCAGCCTGCCCCGAACTTCTTTCAGCGCGTTGATCCTGCCGACCATGATGGCGTGGGCCTCGGGATTGGGCGTGTCCTTGTGTTTCTTGGCGCATGCGTTGGCGAGCCCGATCTCCCGATTGAGCCAGTCCGCTATCTCCCGTTCGTCCGGTGCATTCTCGGTGAGCGCCCGCTGCCGCGCTGCGTTCAATGAATCGGCCCACAACTCGGACAGCTCACTGGCGATCTGCGCGGAATAGTCGCGGCGGATTAGGAAGTCGTACATTTCCTGAGCGCTGTACCAGGCCTCCCGCTCATTCGGGGCGGGGGCACCGAGGCGGCGACGCCTTTGGTCATCGCGTTCGGACGGGGGGCATGGGAGGGCCTTGATCCGCCTCCAGTTGGCTTCCATTTCCGCCAGGGCCTCGTCGGGAGTGGAAATCCCGCCTTGCACGTTGCGCAGCCACTGAACGCCGTTGGTGGCCATGTCGGCCAGCTCATTCGCGTAGTGCTGTAGCTCGGCGACTTCATCGAGCAGCGTTGCTAGCGACCCACCAGGATCGATTACAGGTTTCTCGTCGGGGATCATGCCCGCCATCAGGTGTCCGGCAAACACGGATAGCTGCATGTTCAGTTCATGAGGCTGGTAACCGGCCTTCCGCGCCGCATCTTGCAAGTGGGCCGTCATGGCGTCCTGGGGCTCGGGCCACTCTGCCGTCTCCCCGGCGGGCGCGGTGGGAGCGGCGAGCAGGTTTCGAGCGAAGTCTCGAAGGCCGACCGAGGGATGGTCTACCTCAACCCCATCTTTCCAGCGCTCGAACGTCATGGCCCTGTATTGCTTGCGGTCAAACCATTTCCGAGCCAACGTCAGGATCACGTCATCCGTTGGCCACCCCTCCGGCACCGCCACCTGGGGCTTGGCTACGTCGTCCTTGTGCCCGCTGCCACGGCAATACGGGCAGGAGTTTTCCAGTTGATCGGCTAAACGGGCCTCGATCTCTTCCTGGGTGTCGGAGAAAACCACCTGGGGCGTGCCGTCAGCACCGGCCAGCAGCGCGTCCAGCTCCATCACATCGCCGACGCGCAGTTCCGGGTGATTCGCGAACATCTTCCGGTCGTCGTCCGTATAGTGCGGCCAAGTCGGGATCACTTCGTCGTGGTCCATGCCTGTGGCGTTGGCCACGGTGACCACGGCGTCCAGCCAGGCGCGGAAGCCGGCCGGCAAAGCGACCGCCATAGGCGGTGGCAGGATTTCACAATCCATGAAGCCGCTCAGGTCGTTCTCGAACAGATGGTAGATGGAATCGAACTCGCGGGAGTCGCTGTCCCATATGGAGGGGACGCTCACGTGTTCGGTGTAGAGGCCGTTTTCGTGCTCGAACTCGCCGCGCACCAGCGTGATGATGTCGCCGGCTTTGCAGTTCGGGTGGGCGGCAGCATACGCCGGGCCGATCTTGACCCGGGCGCCCACCACCAGACGGGACTCCAGGTCGGTGTGGGCCTGGGTGCTGGCGGCCTCCACCATCTGCTTCATTTGGGTGAACACCTGGGCGGCGCTCATGTCGCCCTGGGCGATGCTGTCCTCGATGGCGTCCATGTCTGCGCGAAGCTTATCCATTCCGGGCCTCCTGATACTGTTCCCATGCGCGCTGAACGGCGCTGAATTGAGCGGCGTCGCCGCCGTGGTCGGGGTGGGTTTCTTTGCGCCGGCGCTGGTAGGCCGCGCGCACGTCGTCGGGGCTGGCGTTGTGGTCCACCTCCAGCACCACCCACCAGGCGCCGGCGGCGTTGCTGGCGGAGCTGGGCAGGGCTTTGAACGCGGTGAACGCTTGCCGGATGTCGGAGACGCCCCAGCGCTCTATCCCGCGCATGGCGCCGATGTGGGCGGCCACCGCCGCGATGTTGTCGGCTACCCGGTCCCAGGCGTCGCAGGGCATGCAGTGGGGCTCGCCGTCCAGCTCGAAGTAGACGGCCACCGCCGGATCCTCCGGCTCGCGGGCGTTGGAGTAGGGCATGCCGTCACCCCGGCTACGGATGTTGGTGCTGACGATGACCAGGTCGGGGTCCACTCGGTAGGTGTGTCCCGGCTTGGTCATCTTGTCGATTTCCTCGATCAGCCTGCGTCGAGCCTGCGCCACGGTCAGGCGCTTCCCGTCCTGCCGCCACCGGGCGCTGTCCCGTTGCTGGCGGCGGGGTACGTGGCGCGGCCACTCTAAAGGGTAGGCGGATACGCTCATGCGGATTCCTCCAGGCTTGGCGACGTGCATACCGGTAGGGCATGCTTCCCCAAAGGGGACGATCTGGGGTGAACATGGAATATTCGTTTTGCGGGGGAAACTGGGGCTGTTGGTACGGATGGCTTTCGAGTGTCAACTGGGCTGGCTGGGCTCAGGTTGTTGCGGCAACCTTTGTTGCCTGGATTGCAGTTAGAGGTCCATGGGTCGAGCGAAGGCACCAAGACGCAAAAGCGAAAATTGAGAAGATCGAACACCGGCTGCAGACGACGTTCGTGGTGATGCAATGCCACCTGAGGCTGATGGAGCAATGCAAACTTGCTAAAAGCAGTGTCGACACGGACGGCCTTACTGACTGGCAAATCAGTCGGATTCATAACATCCTCTATGTGCAAGAAGAAGCCTTCTTCGACATACCGATGAAAGAGTCCGGCAATCCGGATTTTCTCGGTGCCGCATTGGGCGTTCTGGAAGAAACCCGCCTTCTTCGTCTGGCTATCGAGCGTTTGGCGGCGGCGCGCAAAAATAGCTATGACACAGGGGCACCGCTCCTCGACGAGATAAGCCACGAGCATGAAGTGCAGACCGCCGTTAGTGATTTGGCGTCCTGCTGTAAGGCTTTGATCGCGGCATCGGGGAGCCTCGAGATGCGACTTCAAGATGCTGAACAGTCTCTCTGGGACGCTCGTAAGGTTCTTATGCAGCATGCGTGGCCGCGAGCTAGCTTGTGCCGGAAACTGAGATTTTCGAAACGGTCTTGATCTAGTCACCTTGTGCCTCCGGCAACGAAAGCGCAGTGGCGATAGGACGCACCCACACCGGTATAGCGCTGAGGATGAAGGTCTCGCCGGCCATGGCCAGCAGCAGGGTCTCGCCCATCATCGAGGCGATGGCCTGCGCCGCCGGCGGCGGTACCGCATTACCGATCCGCTCCCGCCAGGCCCCGTCGCTCAGCCCGTCCAGCTCCAGCTGCTCTTCCGGATCCACCAGCCCCTGCAGAGCTGCGAGTTCCAGGGTGGTGAAGGGGCGGTGCCATGTGCCGTCGAGCGACTGGATCATCGCCACCAGCTTGTCGCGCAGGGCGGGCATGCGCGGGTCCGCGACGGACCAGCGGCCGTTGTCGTGGCAGGCGCTGGCAGAGACAGCGCCGGTGCTGGCGGACCAGGGCACGACGCCGTAGTGGCCACCGGTTAGGTAGTGGTCGCCGTTGCCGCGCTGCATCCGTGGCCGAGGGTCTGCAACCGCGTAGGCCCCGGCGTCGTCGCCGCCGATGACGGTGCCGGTGCGCGCCGAGAAGGGAGTCACCGCGTACTTGCTGAAAAGAGGGCCGGCCGGCGGCCTGGGATCTGCGACACTGAACCGTCCGTTCGAGGGGGCGGTTTTCCCAGCGATAGCCCCCACCGCCTGCTGCCAATCCACCACTCCGCATTCGGCATCGAAGTGCCCGCCGCGCGGATCTGCAACGCACTGGCCGCTGCCGTGGGCGCCGGTGACGGCCCGGCTCTCGCCGTCCCAGCGAACCACCCGGAAGCAGTTATTGTGCTTCGGCGCCCCGTGGTGGCGCGGGTCGGCCACGCTGAACTTGCCCTGACCCGGTGACCGCTGGCCGGTGACGACGCCGGTGGATGACTGCCAGTCGAGGACCCCATAGGCCCCGTAGTCCTGACCGTCGTAGCGCGGGTCTGCCACGGAGAACGCTCCGGTAACGGGGCGGGCGTTACCGGTGATGGTGCCTGCCGACTGGCCCCAGCCCCGGACGCCGTAGGTGCCGCCGTGCATGTCCGGAACGATCAGGTAATCGCGCAGGTTTCCGTCTTCCACCGCCAGGCGGTTCAGGCTGCGCCAGTCGCTGCCGGCTTCCACGAACGCAAGGCGCACCCAGGTTTTCCACTGGAGACGCGGCACCCTGTGCATCGGGCCTGCACCGGGGTCGCCGGGGAGGGGCATGCGGCCGAGGATGTCGCCCACGGCAGCCAGGGGCCGCTTGGTGGGCTCGTACAGGAACGCCGGCACTTTCTCCTGGTGGCGGGCCACCAGCAGAAACCGCTTTCGGCTCTGTGCCAGGCCGCCCAGTTCGCCGCAGTCGTGAGTGGTTTCCGCCACCGCGTAGCCGTAGGCCTCCAGCAGCGCGCCGATCTGGTCCAGCAGCGGCCGGCCACGGTTCGCAATACGGGGCACGTTCTCGAAGATGACCAGCTCCGGCGGGTCGTCCCGCCACGCTTCCAGCATCAGCCAGACACCGCGCAGGGTCAGGCCGTTGAGGGCCTGGTACTTGGGCGTGGTGCTGCGGGTCTGTGACAGCAGCCCAGAGAAGCCTTTGCAGGGCGCGGACAGGAACACGATGTGGGGCCGCTCGCCGCCGGCGGCGCGCTGAATGTCCTCCGGTGTGGATTCCCGCCAGTCTGCTGACGGCTCGCGCCCGTGGAAGGCCTCGAACTGCTCGCGGCTGAACATATCCAGGACGGTGCCCGGGGTGCCGGCGGCCCGCCCGAAATCAGCGATCGCTGCCGCGTCGTTATCAACGCCACCGATGCAGCGGAACTCGGCCTCCATGGCGCCCACCCGGGCTTCGCCGGCGTTGAAGCCCTTGGCGCCGCCGCCCAGGCCGCAGAAGAGGTGAAAGTGTCGGATCTCGGTCTTCATGCCGCCACCTCCTGACTTGGCGCAGGCTGGTGGAATGCGGCATGCTCCCCCGAAATAAAAAAGGGAGCAGAGGAATGGATTGGTATTGGTGTGGGGGCGACGCGGACTGCTGGGCATCTTGGTTTTGGAGTAGCCCGACGGCGGCTTGGGTTCAGGCGATTCTCTCTGGGCTGGCTATTTTGTATGCAGGCACCAGAAGCAAACAGACGATGCGCGATTCTGTTGAGCTTTATCGCCAGAAGGTACACATGGACCATCTGCAGTCTTTGGCAAGATTCAAAGCGACGGTCAATCTGGCGCGATCCACGCTCAAAGAGCTTGTTGATTTCATCGAAGGCGAAGGCAGCGCACACCCAATCTACCTTCGCGGTGTCAGGGACAGCCTGATTCAGACACAGAGCTTTCTCGATACTCTCGTCTTTAAAGATCTCCCGAGTACGCAGGCAGTCCGGGACGTGATGGCTGTTTCGCGAGCAGTCCAAGCCGCCGCCCAGATGCTGAATGAAATTCTGGATAAGCCAGAGATCGCGAAGCTGCAAGGTTTTGCTGAGATAGCTGGCGACCTTGAGGAATTCGAACCTAAACTGCAGCACTTCCATGAAGTGTTCGGCGACAACCGCGAAGCCAGTTGGCTCGATGTTTTCCCTGGGGATACTGGCTTTGGGCACGGCCGGTCGACCTCCTACGCTGAATACGTGGAGCGGCACGGCTCTCTGTAGTTCGCGAATTTGCTTGTGCATGATGCAGATGCCCCTACTTATTCAGTGATACGAATGCGCCCGTCCGCTCTTCGAACTGGGCCTCGATGACGAGCTGCTGGTCGACGTCGTAATACGGCCGGCAGCTCCGGCAGTGGCCGGCGATGGCAACAGCGACCGCGTCGATGGACCCGCCGCTGTGATCGCGCAGGCATACAGGGCATTGCACGGCGGCGCCGCAGCAGCTCTCCGCCCCTTCTTCTTCGGGATAAGCCGCCTCGCAATCCGGGCACTTGAACAGCAGCGACGGCTCTGGCGCACAGCACTCCATGGCCGGACGGTGATCGTCGTACTCGGTGTCACACTCTCCGCAGAGCCACACCTCCACTAAGCCCATATCTCCCTCCCTCGAGATCGAATAAAGCACCGGGCCCGGAGCCCCGGAAAGCAACCGAATCAGCGCATCGGTCGTGTGAATTCTTTCCAGAACCGCTGCGCGCGGTTCGGGTGTCGCGCCCGGCGGGCGGCGGCGTTGATGAACATGTCGCGGCGGGCCTGGTGGTCCGCCAGCAACTGGCGGCCAACGGCATTGGCAGGTACTCGGGTTGCCATGGTCATGACGTCCTCCGTTCTGCTTGTGCGAGCCGGCGCTGCTGCACGCGGTTAGCGATGCGGGGGCGGCGCACCTCGCGGTGGTCGGGGGTGAACTGGCGGATGCGGCCGCCAGACTCCAGGAAGCGCTCGATGTGGGACTTAACCCGCTGTTGCTGGCGGCGCTTCGTGTACGGCGTGGTCGGTTGCGTGCTCATGAGATGGCGCCCTCCAGCCGGTCCTTGGTGATCTGCTCCTGGATCGCGTCCAGGGCGTCGATGGCGTCGAGATACTCAGGGGTGGAGATCACGCCGCCATCGAGCAGCGCGACCAGGTAGCCAATAATCCGGTTGGCGTACCCCCGCCGAATCACGGCGGGGTGGTCGCGGTGGCGCGCTTCGAGCAGGAACGTCGAGATGGACTGACGCATCGTCGGGTTCTTGGCTTCCAGCCGGCGGAGTAGGGGATGCAGGTCGGCGCTCATGCTGCACCTCCACAGGCCCAATCGGCGTTGATAACTGCAAACACCGCCTCGCTGGCCGCTGGATGATCGGCCTGCAGGCGTCCCGAGAGCGCAGCGATGAAGAAGTGGTCGCGCGGCACCCGGGCTTCGGGTTCGCGCCTCACGGCCTCGCTGGCGATCTCATGAATGTCGGCGACCAGGTCCTTCTTCGGATGGCGGCGGGCCTGGTGGGCATCAGCCAGGGCACAGATGGCTTTATCGCGTGCCGCCCGCTCGCCTTCGCTCAGCTCGTCGCCGTCGGCGAGAAGCTGGTCCACGGTCTGTTCCAGCAGGTAATTCAGCGCATCCATCAGCGCCGTGGTGACGTCGGGTTGTTGTTTTGATTGGGTCATTGGGCCTCCCCTTTTCCGGCCGTTGTGTTTGATGAACGTGGGTATATTAAGGCATACCTTAAAAGGAGAGTAAAGGTGTGCCTTAACTTAAAGTAAGGCATTCCTGAACTATTTGTGACTATGTGGTCACGGATGGCCGGCGCGCAGATGGCAGTGGCGGTATGGGAAATGAACGGGCAGGGTGGGCCGGTATACTGTCCGGATGGGATGCTATGGAGGGATGCTCATATGATCAGAACAACAATCTTTGCCGCGACCATCGTGCTGGCGGGCTGCGGCGGAGGCAGCGGCGGCGGTGCCTCATGCGGAGACTGTGGGTCGCCGGCGGCGCCGTTGGCTGCTCCGCAGAATCTTGACGCGCAGACTGATGGCGACCATGTGACAGTGACCTGGGATAGCGTGTCGGGTGCCGATGCCTACCAAGTCTATGTGTCCAGCGACCCCGCCCTGGAGGTCGAGAACTACGCCGCCTACGACCACAGCGAGTGGATCCAGGACGCCGATAGCCCAATGGTCTGGACGATCCCTGAGTGGGGCCATAACTACACCATCGCGGTAACCGCCACGGCCGGCAGCAGGGAGACAGACCCGGCGAAAACCGGAGTGGTGGGGATATTTCAGGTGTCGCCCGACGACCCTAGCGTTGTTATCGATCACTCGGCCGGGCTGGAATGGAAGCGATGCAGTGAAGGTCAGACATGGGATGAGCGGGCCACCACGTGCCTGGAGCAGCCCACAGAGTATCCAGATGCGGAGGTAGAGGACGAGTTCAGCGCCACAGATCCAGCCGGCTGGCGCATCCCATCTGGGGAGCAGCTTTGGGCTATGGTTCACTGTCGCCCTCTATCTGAGCCAGCCAACAACTCATTGGTAGCAGGCTGCAGCCAGGCGCTCGACAGCAAGTTCCCCGCCAGGGGGCTGGACTACCCGCCATATTTTGTCCGCGAGCCCGCCGAGCTAGGTGTTTGTCGGCTGGCACTTGCCGGAACGACAGGGGTATCCTGTCGCAGTCCATCGGCGGAAGAACGGGTGCGGGCTCTGATGGTGCGAAACGCGGAGTAGGGCAGGCATGAAAAAGCCCGCGGAAGGGCGGGCCTCTGTGTGAGCGGGGTACTAAAGCAGTTTATAAATGTGCCGACAGGCCTGCTCATAGTCCGGGTGCATAGCAACACGCACTTGCTTCTCTGGTACTCGGAAGTGGGTCGCGACCTCCAGTGCGGTAGTGGAGCCATCCCGGATCTGTTGGATGTGCGCCTGACGCCGGTTGTAAGGGAACAAACACTCAATCGCGAATATCTCTGTGATGTATTCACTTTGCAACTGGTGGCGGCCGTCCAGTTTGGCGAGCATGGGCGCGCAGAGCTCTTCTACCAGATCCACTGCGTTGACGGTGAAGTTATCGGGGGAGTCTATTACCAGGTGGCCCATCTCTTTCGCAACCACGAATCGCTGTTCGCAGTACGAAAGCCGGCCGGGCTCGTCTTTTTCTCCCTGCATTGCCACGTATATACGAGCCAATTCGTCGAAGCGCTGAATCGTCCCCCAGTATCGCTGAGCGTTCCAGTCAAGCTCTTCCACTTCAATTTTGATCGGTACATATTCCGAGATGACGTCTTTTAGATCTTCGATGCTGACCTCATCATCGGCTCCGCGGAGGCTATATTGTTCATATAGTTCACGGATGTTGTTGGCCTCGAGAACGGCCAGTGCCATAAATTGTGTTGCCTTCATGCCCCTTCCCCAATAAAGAAAGAGGCCCCGTATAGGGGCCTCTGACGCAGGTAACTTGTGTTTTTAGCGTTTGGTGGAATCGCCAAAATTCAGGGGGCGGCTTTGGTTAGCTTTGATAAGCTCGTCCATCCGCAGGAACTCTTCGCAGAAATCCTCCGTGGTCGCATCGCCGACCTCGCCGACAAAAAACTTCATGTCTACGAGACCCTGATCGCGCAGTTCGCTGAACCGACGTTCAAATTGTTGAACGGCAGGTGCCTGTAGAGACGTCATGATTCTCCCCTCATATTTAGATATCGATTGCTAAGCTACACGCTTGAGCGACGCGCTTTATACAGCACTACAGCGCAGCCGTCAAGCGAAGCCAGGCTCGTAAAGCCTGTACTCGATGTATAGCACGTCCTTTATCGTTGTTTCTAGCGCCCCCATCGCGCCAGAAGTGATTTTTTACCACTTTTCTTAAGCTTAAAGGAAGTCATCCAGGAACTTTTTTCTATCACCCTTTTATTTTCAATGGGTTAGGCGACGAATTCTGAGCAGCGCTTGTTTTTAGCCGCTAAAGTATTTTTGCAATCAATTGCCAATGCCTTTGATAGCTTTGAGCTATGGATATTTTTGACTTGATAGTTCTCCCCGTTGGCGAGAGCAGGCTAGAGAAGAGGGAGTGCACTTTATGGAATAATTTACATAGGGTCATACTTTCCGACCACAACCCCGCACACACTCCAGTCTCCATCGACCTTGATGATGGGGTCTGGCCAGTCCGGATTCCCAGGTTTGAGATAGGGCTCCCCCTCGCTGAACTGTAGCTGCTTAAGGGTCACCTTGCTATCCGAATGGCGCTTGGCCACCACGAACTTCCCTGGATCTGGCGCGCGGTCAGGATCAACGATGACGATCTCCCCGTCCTGAATCTTGGGCTTATTGCTGGGCCCTTCGACACGGAGAGCATAGGCCCTCGGCCCCGCGCCCGGCGGCCGGAACGGAAGCCAGTCGTCGGCGTCCCCAGGCTCAAAGGGGTCCTCAGCTTCACAGAACTCGCCAGCCTGGACGTAGCTGATGATCGGGATCTGCCCACTCACGCTGGGGCCTGGAGATACATCGTCCGTCCATGGGCCAGAGGCGGCGGTCACAAGATAGCTGGCCCTCTCATCCTCGGAGTACCCCGCCGGGACGAACATATCCCCTTGCCCGGTTATCAGCCAATCGAGGTTTCCGCCCCAGCGGCGGGCAATCTTGGCGAGGTTGCCCGCCGTGATGCTCTTGCTGGTGCCGTCGAACCAGCCCTTCACTGACTGATATTTGATGCCACAGGTGTCCGCAAGGGCGCTGCGCATGTCGCGCTCAGATACGCCCCTGGCCACCATCAGCTTTTTCACTCGATCCGCATACTCATTCATTTCCGCGATATTAAAGGCTTGCCTTAAAGGCATGCCTTTGTTTTCGTTGACTCTCATAGTTAAGGTATGCCTTAATGCCGATTAATCTAATTGGGAGACAGGCATGAAGAAGTCCGATGTCGTCCGCTATTTCGGTGGTGTTCAACAGACGGCCGACGCGCTGGGTATCCGTTATCAATCGGTACGGGAGTGGCCGGAAGAGGGCGTGCCGGAAGGCAGGCAGTACCAGATCCAGATTCTCACCGATGGGCAGCTGAAAGCTGACCAAGATTCAGTCGCTTAGCGTCAAGCGGGGATAGTGATGGATGAGCTCAACAAGGTCTTGGGGCAGGTGCCCCAGGTCATTAAAGAGCGCGGAAGCGCCGTCGCCAAGCTTGAGGCTCTGTGGCGGGTCATGGCCTACAGCCGCAACGGCATACAGACCCGGGTGGCCGGCGATCTGGCGGAGCGCTGGGCCGGCCGCCAGCAACGACCACGCCTCTCACCCGATGACCCGCGCCAGGCCGCCAAGCGCCTGGAAAAATGCCTCACCGGTGAAACCACGCTGCCGCTGGATCTCGCGCTCGATTTCATCGAGGTGCTGCCCGAGCCGTTCCGGGCCGCCGCCCGGGTGCTGCTGTTCCCCCGCCAGCAACCGGGGGAGGGCGAGCTACTGGACGCGCTGAATCTGGATGCCGAGCACGACGCGGCGACCGACCAGCTGCGCTACCGGCTTGCCAGGGGCGATGCCGACGGCATGGTTCCCGAAGAGCTGGAGGCGGCCGCGCAGGCGTTCGATGAGGATTGCGGCAGTTGCCGGGACGTGGCCAAGGCGTTGCGGGTGCTGGCGGAGAAGCGGCGGCGGATCGCCGCGTAGGAATCGATATGCAGTTCTCGATCTTCATCAACCAGGACAAGGCGCTTGAATGGGGCCTCAACGCGCAGCAGGCCATGCTGTTTGCGTTCCTGTATGAAGTGCCCTCCTGGGCCAAGCCGACCGACAAGGGCGGCGTCATCTACTACCACATCTCCAAGGGGAAGGTGGTGCAGGAGATGCCCCTGCTCACCGATAAGCCCGACACGGTGTACCGCCTCATGAAGCAGCTCCAAGACAAGGGTCTCCTGGCGCTGACGAACAGCGGCCCCTACACGCTGATGGCGCTGACCGAGAAGGGGAAAACCTGGAATCAGACGGACGCTGCACCTCGGAAAAATCTCCGAGGTAGCGGCGCGGCGCGGGGCGGTGATCTACCTCGGAGAAATATCCGAAGTAAGCAGCCACTTACCTCGGAGAAATCTCCGGGCAAGGTCGGAGAAAAATCCGAGGTTACCCCGGAGAAATCTCCGACAGATCAGTTAACCAAATCAGATAACCAATCAGAAACATCCCCCTGTGGTCCCCCTGGTCCGCCGAACGTATCCGAATCGGTGTGGGCTGATTACGTCGACCACCGGAAGGCCAAGCGCGCCAAACTCACTGGCCGCGCCGTGGAGCTGATCACGAAAAAGCTTGAAGGGCTGTCACCGCCGCTGGCGGACGAATGCCTGAACGAATCGATCGAGAACGGATGGACCGGAGTTTTCCCGGAGCGGATGAGGAGCAGGACCGATGAAAACCGCAGCGGACATAGCAGCGAAGGTGGCCGGCGCACGCTCGGCGTCGCGGAGCGAGTTGCCCTCGCCAACGGCCTCAACCCAGACGGCTCCCCCCGAACGGTCAACCGATGACCAGGTGGCGCAGGTTTGGCACCGGCTATCGGCGATCTACGGGCACAAGTGGACCTCGAGCTACGGCGTGGCGGTGGACCCGCTGTGGCGCAGGGCCATGCAGTCGCTGCCGGTGGCGCGGTTGAAGGTCGCTCTCGCTCGATGCGGGCAGCGCGACGATGCCTGGCCGCCGAGCCTGCCGGAGTTCCTTGCGCTGGCGAAGGTTCGTCCTGACGAGGTCGGCGCGCCGAGTTACGACGCTGCGTGGCGGGAGGCCACAAATCGCTCTCCACACTCGGATTGGATGCCCTGGAGCCACAAGGCGGTGTACTGGGCGGCCGTGCGCACCGGACAGACCGACCTGCATGAGCGTGGCCATCGCATGCGCGCCGAGTTCGACCGTGAATACGAGCGGGTGCTGGCGGAGATCGAGGATCTGCCCGAGCCGCCCCTGGGGCGCATCCCGCAACGGACCAGCGCGGAGCGCGAGCGCGAGATCCAGGAAGCGGCGGAAGAGGCCCTGCCAAAACTCAAGGCGATGACGGCGGGGTGGGCATGAATCCGGAGCCGGAGTCGGCATTCACCGACCAGGAAGCCGTGGTGGAGGAAGTCGAATTCATGGTGCGGGAGACCGGGAAGGCCCACGCAATCGTTCGGGCGCGCGCCGGCGCCCCGGGCCATTGGTCAGTGGTCGCGCTCAGTGACATCGGCCGGCGTAAGCCGCTGGTCATCTGCGAACCGGAGGGCGCATGAAGCGAGGCAAAGCGCCCACGGCGGCACAGCAGCGGTGGCACCGGTGGCTGGCGGACCAGGGCTGCAGCATCGGCTACGGCAGCGCCTGCATCCACCACTGCGCCGGCGCGTCTGCTATCCACAACAAGGTGCACATCGGTCAGTGGTGGGTGATCCCGCTCAGCTGGGAGGCGCACCAGGGGCAGGGCGGTATCCACGGTGACCTGAGCTTGTTCCAGGGCCAAGGCCTGGGCAAGACCCGCAAGGACATCGAGAAAACCATTTTCCGCCGGCTGGTCGCGATCTATCGCCGCCAGCGCGGCGAGTTCCCATGTCCAGCGGAGGTGCTGGCGGCCATTGCGGATTGGAGGCGCTGATGAGTCAGGCGGAAGAAGTATTGGCGATCCAGATGCGGGCTGACGAGCGGCTGCGGCAGTTCACCTGGGAGCGCGAGTACCGGTTTGGAGCGATGGCCGCCGGCGGTCCGGGGAAGGGCCTTCGGGCGCGCCTGGAAGCAGAGGGCCTGCGTGACTGGCGGTTCGACTTTGCTCTCCCTGAAATCCGCCTGGCGGTGGAGGTGGAGGGCATCACCCATTTCGGGCGCAGCCGCAGCGGCAAGATGGCCATTGGCCGCCACCAGTCTGCAACCGGGATCGAGGGCGACCTGCACAAGTACGACGCCGCCATGCGGCTGGGCTGGACCGTCTATCGGTGTTCCCAGCACATGGTGACTGCCGGGCAGGCTGCGAAAACCATAGCAATTCTTGTGGAGATACTCTTATGGCCCCAGACGAAGTAGAGGATTACCGGCGGGTGACCGAGGCCCGCGAGTGGTTGCGCAACGGCTATCACTGGCCTGACCTAGTGGAGGACCTTCGCAAGCGGATCACAGCGCAGCGTGGTGCTGACGCCGCCAACGCCTTGATCCGTGAGATGCGCCGGCAGTGGGACACTCGAAAGCAGTGGATGGGAGAGGGCGATGAAAGAGCCTGATTGGAACAGGGTGCGCGAGGCTGTGGAGCGCGTGATCGCTAAGCATGAGCAGCGGATCCGCAACGAGGAATTGAGGCGCCGGCGCGCCGGGCTCAGATTGATGCAGAAGTGCGCGTGCAGGGCGAAGGCGATTTCCGCCGCAGCGAACGGTCCACTGTTCCCGAACGCGCTTACCTCTTACTGCTGGCTCATGACCGTCATCCCGCAAATCCAGTCGACGCCGGCCAAAATCTTCTGCACAGATAAGCCCGAGGTTAATCCGCGCCGGCAGCGAGCACTGGCGCGACTCCGGCAGTGGGGGCGTCAGGTCGAACTCATTGAGGTGAGAACTGTAAATCAGCGGGATCCGACATGGGTCCCGGGCTGGCTTCAAGAGGTGCTTTGAATGGTCGACGTTAAGAAAGAGATCCACGACGCATACGGCATCCACAAGATGCAGCACGGCAGCGGCGGTGGCGATCCCGAGTCCGGGCGGATCTACGGCATGGCCAAGAACATCTGGGCGGGCAAGGTGATGGCCGCGGTCGAAGATCAGCCCCGACCACTCGGTGACCTGTTGCTGATGTGTTACGCCCCCGAGTGGGAAACACGGAACTTCGAAGTGATCCGGACATGCTTATGGGGCGAGTTCGTGCGTCAGCAGGGAGATGAGATTAAGCAGGACCGGACGTTTCTCAAGGCGCGCCTGCTGTCGGAGGTGGCGGTCTTTGATTACCAGGCCCAGGCCCGCAAGGGGCCGTTCACGGTCGAGATGGTGTGCGATATGGCCGGGATTGATCGCAGCCACTGGTACAAGCCCGAGAGGCGCTGGCGGAACTGGTACGCGGCCATGGGGCGGGTACTGCACCGCTGGGAGCGCGAGGCGCTACGTCAGCCCCGAGCCTTGTGCAATGAGGTGGCGGCGCTGCGGCAAAAAGATCGGGCGAAAATGGCCGCATCCTAAATGGCCGCAGATATGTAGCATATTTTCCTAAGTTGGGTTTCTGCGTTCAGAGCCCAGCCTTTCCGGCGTTAGCGTTCCCCCTTCCCCGCGTCCATGCGCCGGACCCCAAACCCGCTTCGGCGGGTTTTTTTATTTTCGCTCCATGGCCTGGGAGGCACCCGGTCGTCGCAACCAGTTTCTAACTCGCCCAAGGAGGCCAGTCGACATGAAAGGTAAGGTCGCCGCCCTAGTTGGGGCTGGAGTGATGGCTCTGGCAGCTCCGGTGGTCATGCAGTTCGAAGGCAAGTCCAACGAAACGTACCTCGACCCTGTTGGCGTACCCACGATCTGCTTTGGCCATACGGCCACGGCCGACCCCGGAGATCAGTTCACGGACGACCAGTGCGAGCAACTGCTGGACGACGATATGCGGCAGGCGCTTGAGGGTATTGCTTCGTGCGTTGATCGTGAGTTGGACCCCAATGAGTGGGCCGCTCTGGTTTCCTGGACGTTCAACGTCGGGACCGGAAACGCCTGCGGCTCAACTCTGGTTGAACTGGTGAACGCCGGCGAGGCTCCGGCCGTGTGGTGTCGTGAGCTGCCGCGGTGGGTCTATGCCGGCGGTGAGCGACTGACCGGGCTGGAGCGCCGCCGCCGGGCAGAGATGAATCTATGCCTGGAGTAAGTGCGCCGTTACTTCGTGGTGCCGCCATCCTGGCGGTGCTGGCGGTGGTGTTCGGGCTGGGGTGGGGATTCGGCCGGGCGCAGGTTCAGAGGTCGTTTGCGGAGTACAAACAAGCGCAAAGCGACGCCCTGGTGGATGCGCAGCAGAAGGCCCGCGACGCCGAGGCTGATGCGCGTGATGAGATCAACCAGATCGACCAACGGCACACCCAGGAGCTCGCAGATGCCCAGGATGAGATTGATAGCTTACGTGCTGATCTCGACAGCGGTACTCGCGGGGTGCACGTCGATGCGTACTGCCCAGACGTGTCCGGAGATTCAGAGGCCGCCGGCGTGGACGATGCAGAGCCCGCCCAACTTACTGGAGCGGCTGGACAGCGTTATCTGGATTTCCGAGCCAGATACCAGCAGCAGCGACGGCAACTAATCGCGCTCCAGGAGTACTTGCGTGTCCTGCTCGCCGAGCAGGATGGAAATTGAGGCGGCCGCCGGCCGCTTGGAGAATGAGGTGAGAATGAGTGACCGCATCGCCTCCGCTCTGGCCTACATGGCATCTGGCTTGGTCGGCGCGTTTGGGGTGCTGACGGTCCAGGAGTGGGCGGCAGTCGGCGGCCTGATCGTGGCGGTGGCCACGTATTTGGTGAACCGCAATCACAAGAAAGCGATGCGCGAGATTCATCGCAAGCGGCTGGAGTTGCTGCGTCAGCTCGGGATTCCTGATTCAGATCGGGACATGAGTGACGACTGACGATGCCGCGCCGGCCGCCGAGCTACTGCACATACCCAGGGTGCAAGGCGCTGGTGGCCAAGGGCAGGTGTCCTGAGCATCGCACCGACTGGCAGCAACAGCGGCAGCGGCGTCAGCAGGACAGGGACAGGGGCACCCGTACCCAGCGGGGCTATGACGCCGACTGGCAAGCACTGCGCTTGGCGCATCTGGCAGACGAGCCCCTCTGTCGATTCTGCCGAGAGCGCGGCATCACCAAGCCGGCCGAGGTGGTGGACCACATCATCCCGATCAGCGAGCGGCCGGACCTTCGGCTGGTGCGCTCGAACCTGCGCAGCCTTTGCAAGACCTGCCATGACAGGCACACAGCACGCACACAGGGGTTCGCCCGCCCAGGGTGACCCCACCCCCGGGCAAAATTTTTTCGCGCACACACATCGCCGGAGCGGCAAAAAGTTCGCAGTCTGAGCGCGGGAACCGCGCAGGGTCCTCATTTTTTTGCGCGGACAAATTAAATTTTCTGGAAATTTTTGGGCGCGGAAATGAGACCGGCTCTCACCTGGGCGCCGGCGGCCGGCGCTCTTCGACTGAGCTTTCACTGGATATGACCAATGCCACCTCGAGGCCGCAAGCCACAAGCGAAAGAGCAGAAGGCGGCGAAGGGTGAGACTCGTCCGTCTCGCCAGGGGCCGACGGTCGTTGAGTTTCCAAAGGCCGATGGTGTGCCGGATCCGCCGCCTTGGATTGCCTACGAAGCCGGCATGGATCTGTGGGACGAACTGGCGCCGCTGCTGTTCGCGCAGAAGGTGCTGAGCACCGTGGACATCCACGCGCTCGGTCACCTGTGCCAGCTGCACGGCAAGATCGTGGACGACTACTCGCGCCGGCTGGCGCCGACCGCCGCCGAGCTATCGCAGTTGAGGATGTATTTCTCGGAGTTCGGGCTGACCCCGTCCAGCCGGACCAGGGTGGGCACGACAGGCAATGGCAAAAAAGACAACCCGTTCAGCCAAAACGGCCAGAAAGGCCGGCCCGGTTCATGAGCCGACCGGGCATGCGCGGAACTATTGTCAGATTGCCTACGAGTACGCCAAGGCCGCCGCCGCCGACCGGCACGGCAAGAGCTACTGCAAATGGGTTCGGCTAGCGGCGAAGCGCCACCTGCAGGACCTGAAACGAAAGCGTTGGCAGTTTGAGTTTGACCCCTGGCACGGAAACGACGTCTGCGACTTCGCGGAGAAGTTCCCGCATGTCGAGGGTGAGTGGGATTCGCCGACCCTGACCCTGGAGCCGGCGCAGATATTCATTTTGTGCTGCGTCTTCGGCTGGCGCCGGAAGGCCACCGGCGGGCGCCGGTTCACCTCGGTTTATATCGAGATGGCCAGGAAGGGCGCCAAGTCCACGCTCACCGCGGTGATCGGTCACTACTGCCTCGCCTGCGAAGGGGCCGTGGGGCCGCAGGTCATCATCGGCGCCACCACCGGCGAACAGGCCAACAAGGTGTTCCTGCCGGCCAAGAAGATGGCCGAGAAAACCGGGGCGTACCGGGAAGCCTTTGGCGTTGATGTTTGGGCGCGCTCGATCACGTGCGAGGCGTCCGGCGGGTTCATGCAGCCCATCAACGCGAAGAGCTCAACCCAGGACGGCTGGAACCCACACGTCGGGATCCTTGATGAGCTGCACGCTCACAAGGATCGCGGGCTGTACGACGTCATCAAGTCGGCGTTCGGTGCTCGGAAAAACCCTCTGCTATGGGTGATCACCACCGCCGGCTACAACGTCCTCGGTGTGTGCTACGAGCAACACCTGCTGGTGGAGAAGATCCTGGAGGGGCTGGTCCAGGCGGACCATTACTTCGGGATCATCTTCACCCTGGATGAAAAGGACGACGTGCTTGATCCGACGGTTTGGATCAAGGCGAATCCGCTGCTGGGCGTCACGCCCACGGTGGAGTCCATGGAGAGTTACGCGCAGGAAGCGCGGCACTCCCCCGATTCGATGGGCGAGTTCAAAACCAAGCGCCTCAATATCTGGACCAGCGCCAAGGCCGCCTGGCTCAACATGGAAAGTTGGAAGCGAGGCAAGGCGAAACCGGACCTTGAGGCGCTGGCGGACGGCCGCTGTTGGGCAGGGCTCGACCTGGCGTCCACCACGGACATGTCGGCGTTCGTGCTGGTCTGGATGCAAGAGGGCCGCTTGCAGGTTTGGGGTCGGTATTACTTGCCGGAGGACGCGGTGTGGCCGCGCACCGAGCGCGGGAACGTGCCCTACCAGACCTGGGCCGACCAGGGTTTGCTGACGCTCACCCCGGGCAACGTCACCGACTACGAGTTCATCGAGCGGGACATCATGGATTCGCTGGACCGGTTCAACGTCCAGGCCATCGGCTATGACCCCTGGAATGCGACCGACCTGGTCAACCGGCTGGTGGACCAGGGCGCTCCGATGGTGTTGGTGCGGCAGGGCGCGCGCAGCTATCACCCGGCGATGCAGGAGATCGAGCGGCGGAACGTCGCCGGCACGATCGATCACGGGAACAACCCGGTCCTGTCCTGGATGGCGAGCAACGTGGTGGCCCGGCGGGACGCCAACGAAAGCCTCGCGCCGGACCGCAAGAACAGCCAGGAAAAAATCGACGGTTTCGTGGCCATGGCTATGGGTGTGGTCATGATGCTTCACGACGAAGGAGAGCAGCCCAGTGTCTACGAGGACCGAGGAATCATCGAAATGGACCTCTAAAGTCGGGGCCGAGGACGTGCTGCTGGCGGCGGGCACTGGCCTGGTCTCCTACGGGGCCTGGAGTATTTATCAGCCGGCGGGCTTCCTTGTGGGCGGCGTGCTGTTGCTGGCGGCCGGGGTACTGATCGCCCGGGCAGGAGCACGGTAAATGGGAATGTTCGCGGGCGCCTTCGGCGGATCTAGCTCGGTCGGCAGCCATGACTCCTGGCTGGTGCGCGCCATATCACCGAAGACTGACGCTGGCACATACGTTTCCGAGTACACGGCTATGCACCTGCCGGTTGTGTACGCCGCGGTCGGGGTGATCTCCGATGCCGTCGGGCAGCTGCCGGTGGATGTGTTCCAGGCCAAGAACGGGCGCAAGACGAAGGTCAACGACCATCCGGTCGCGCACCTCCTGAACTTCGAACCCAATCCCTACATGTCGCCGTTCGTTCTGCGGAACGCAATCCAGAGCCACTCGCTGCTATGGGGCAACGGCTACATGGAGCCGCAACGCCGGCGGAGCGGCGAGATGGCCGCCCTCTGGCCGCTGCTTCCGGACTCCACCGGGATCGTTAAGGACCGGAAGGGCATCCGGTACTTCACCACCATCGATGGTGAGCAGTATCCGCTGGCACCGAGCAAGGTAGCGCACATTCCTGCCCTCGGCTTTGACGGGCTGGTGGGCTACAGCCCGATATGGATGGCGCGCCAGGCCGTGGGGCTGGGACTGGCCATGGAGAAGTTCGGCGCCAAGTTCTTCAGCAACGACGCGAAGTCTGGCGGGTTCGTCCATTACCCCGGTCAGCTATCCGAGAAAGCCAGCAAGAACATACAGGATTCGCTGCAGAAGCAGGGCGGTCTGGACAACGCCCATCGGGTGAAGGTCCTCGAGGAAGGCGCCAAGTTCGTCCAGACCACGATCCCGCCCGAGGATGCGCAGTTCCTCGGGTCCCGTGAGTTCCAGATTGCTGAGATCGCGCGGATCTACCGGGTGCCGCTGCACATGCTGCAGAGCCATGAAAAATCCACGTCCTGGGGCTCGGGCATTGAGGAAATGACCCTGGGTTTCGTGCACTTCACGCTCATGCCCTGGCTGGTGCGCTGGGAGCAGGAGCTGAACCGCAAGCTGTTCACGGCGAGAGAGCGCCAGGAAGGGCTGTTCGTGAAGTTCAACGTCACCGCCCTGTTGCGTGGTGACGCCGCCAGCCGCTCGGCCTTCTACAAAGAGGGCATCGATTCGGGCTGGCTGCTCAAGAACGAAGCCCGCGAGAAAGAGGACCTGAACCCGATTGAAGGCCTCGACGACAAAGAAGGAGAAGCCGCATGAAGTACAGCCGCATCCTGCGCGCCGTGGCCGATCAGGTATGGGCCATTGAGCCGGCGAAGGGTCGCGCCATGCTGGAGTTCTTGGCCTTTCAAGCCAGTGGCGGGAAATACACCCCGGCGGAAATCCGGGGGCAGATTGGCGATGACGAAACCCAGCAGATCGCTGAGCGCCGCGGTGGCGTGGCCGTCATCCCGCTGATGGGCGTCATGAGCCAGCGCATGGGCATGCTCGATGCGATCAGCGGTGGCACCTCCACCGACATGGTCGGCGGCTGGTTCGATGAGGCCCTGGAGGATGAGGACGTTAAAGCCATCATCCTGCATGTCGACTCCCCGGGCGGGAACATCTACGGCGTCGAGGAACTGGGTAACAAAATCTACGAAGCGCGGGGCGTTAAGCCGGTGATCGCGCAGGTAAACAGCGTAGCCGCCAGCGCCGCCTTCTGGGATGCCACCCAGGCGGAAGAGCTGGTGGTGACCCCGGGCGGCGACGTCGGGTCAATCGGTGTGTACACCGTCCACGAAGACATCAGCCGCATGCTTGAGGCTGAGGGCGTCACCGAGACGATCATCTCCGCCGGGAAGTACAAGGTTGAAGCCAACCCATTCGAGCCGCTTTCCGAAGAGGCGGCCGCCTACCTGCAGAGCCGTGTCGACGAAGCCTACGAGCGCTTCGTGGCCACCGTCGCCCGGGGGCGGGAGAAAGACGAAGACCAGGTGCGCAACGGCTTCGGCCAAGGCCGCATGGTTGGCGCGAAGGACGCGCTGGCCATGGGCATGGTGGATCGTGTGGCCACCCTCGACGAAACCATTAAGCGGTTCACCCGGCCGGCGGGGAACCGCTCCGGTGGGTCCGGGCCGAGTGCCCGCCGCATGGCGCTGAACGCCAAAGCAAAGGTTTAAAGCTCCACATACAGAAAGCGACCAGCCCTGATTCGTGCCGGCGGATCAGGGCTTTTTTATGACCGGCAATCAACGGAGGCTCACTATGACGCTCCAGGAGCTGCGCGAGAAGCGCAATGCAAAGGTCGCCCAAATGCGCGGTATTCTCGACGCCGCGCCTGGTGGCGATCTCAGTGCTGAGGACATCGAGAAGTACGATGCCCTCGATAAGGAACTGGACGGGCTTAACGCCCAGATCACCCGGGAAGAAAGACTCCAGGGCCTGGAACACGAACTGGACGAGCCGGAGCCGTCCGCCGGCCAGCGCCAGTTTGCTGGTGGCCGCGCCCCGGGTCCGGAGGCCTCGCGTGAATTCGGCGATTTTGGCGAATTCATGCATGCGGTCCGGTTTAACCCCAATGACCAGCGCCTCAACTGGCAGGAAGCCAGCCTGCACGGCGAGCAGCGCATGGATAACGGCACCGATGGTGGCTTCGCCGTCCCGGCGCAGTTCCGCGGTGAGCTGCTGGAAGTCGAGCAGTCCCCGGCAGCGGTGCGTCCCCGCGCCACCGTGATCCCCGCCGGCAGTCCGCCGGACGCCCCGGTTTCCATGCCGGCCCTGGACCAGTCCGACGCGGCCAATATGTACGGCGGTGTCGAAGTGGACTGGATCAACGAGGGCGGCGAGAAGCCGGAGACGGGCGCGAAGCTGCGCGAGGTGACCATGCAGCCGCAGGAAGTGGCCGCGCACATCACCGTTACCGACAAGCTGCTGCGCAACTGGCAGGCCGCCGGGGCGCTGCTCGGTCGGCTGCTTCGCCAAGCGATCATGGCCGCCGAGGATCATAAGTTCATGATCGGCTCGGGCGCAGGCGCCCCGTTGGGTTTCATTAACTCGGGAGCCGGGCTGACAGTCAACCGCGAAACCGCTGATGACGTGACCTACACCGACGTAGTGGGGATGGAATCCAATCTGTTGGCCAACGCTCAGCCGGTGTGGATTACAACTCGCCGGTGCGCTGCACGCATGCGCTTCATCAAAGATGAGGCGGGACAGTACATCTGGTCCGGTGCTCGCGATGGCCTGCCGCCCACCCTGCTGGGTTACCCCGTGCAGATCGTTCCCCGCATGCCCAGCCGCGGTAACAAGGGCGACCTGGTACTGGTGGATCTGAGCTACTACCTGATCAAGGACGGCAGCGGCCCGTTCGTAGCCGCCAGTGAGCACGTCCATTTCAAAAACAACAAGACCGTCATCAAGGCGTTCTGGAACGTGGACGGCCAGCCCTGGCTCAAGGGTCCGATCAAGCAGGAGAACGGCGACACGCAAAGCCCGTTCGTCCTGCTCGACGTCCCGGAAGCGTAACCCCCCCCAATGTGAGGGCGGCCGCCGCCGCCCTCGGTAGGAGAATCTCATGAGCTTTATCACTTCTCGCAAGGTGTCCGAGGCCGTGCTGGTCTCGGCGGGCATCGTCGCGGCCGATGGCTCGGCCGGCGTCACCACCGAGTACGCGGATATGGGCAACAGCCGGATGCTGATGGTGTTCGCCCAGGTATCCGCCGGTGAGGTCACCACCATCCAGCTCCGCGAAGCGACCGACGCCGAAGGCACCGACGCCCAGGATCTTGGTGATCCGGTGGCGGTGGACGCGGCCAGCGGCTTCGCCGAGGTGGCGGCCGCCGACCTTTCCGACGGCTTTACCCATGTGGCTGCGGTTGTCACCGCATCCGGGGCCAACCCGACCAGCGCCACGCTGATCGGCGGCGAGCCGCGCTTCAACCCGTAATCGCGGGCAATCCATTGGCTGAACGAGAGGTTCGAGATGGCCAAGTATCACGTGGTGAAGAAATTCATCGACAAGGACACCAAGAAGCGCATGAACCCCGATCCGGAGAAGACCGTGGATTACGAGGGTGAGCGCGCTAAAACCCTGGAAGAGCGTGGCTATATTGCGCCTGCCAAGGCCCCGAGCAAGGCCTCCGGCGCTGCCACGAAATCTGGCGGCAACAAAGGCACCGGCAAGGGCACCGGCGACAGCGGCAAGGAAGGCGGCGACAAGAAGGAATAACCAGTGACGACGCGGATACTTTCAAATCGCCCGTTCGCGGAGCTGCGGACGCGGCACCAGGACGGGCGTGTATCCGTCGTCGAGCCGCCGGACGGCCTGGTTGTGTCGATCAACGAGGCCAAGCTGAACACTCGCGTGCTGTTCCCGGGGGAAAGCGACCCGATGGGCGGCGCGGAGGATTCCTCAATCGAACGGATGATCCAGGCAGCCACCCAGGAGATCGATGCGCCTGATGGCTGGCTGGGTCGCTCGCTGCTCACGCGCACCCTGCGGCTCTCCCTGGATGCCCAGCCACCGTCGGTGGTGCAGCTACCCGGCCCGCCGGTCACCGAGGTGACGGCGGTCAAATACAGGGATGCCGCCGGGGACGAGCACGAAATGGACCCGGCAGATTATCGAGTCGACCTGGACGCCGAGCCGGCGCTGATCTGGCCCCGCGAGGCGTGGCCGGTGATCGCCGCCGAGCCGGGATCCATGAAGATTGAGTACGTCGCCGGCTACGGCGCCGCGGAGGACGTCCCCGCCCTGATTCAGCAGTGGGTATTGATCCGGGTCGGCGACCTCTACCGCGACCGTGAGGGCTCCGTGATCGGCACCATCACGTCGCAGCTAACCCACGTACAGCGGATGCTCGACAACCTGAGGGTGCGCTGATGCGAGCCGGGCGCATGGATCGGCTGGTGACCCTGTTTCGGAAAGAGACGGAGCAGGACGCCGCCGGCCAGGATCAAATCACCTGGGTGCCCGTCGCCAAGGTGTGGGCTGCCTGGGCGCCGCTGCGGGGCGCGAATCGCTGGGCAGCCATGCAGACCGTCGAAACCGCCGCCGGCAGCTTCGAGATCCGGTACCGCCCGGACCTCGGGCCGCTGCATGAGGTGGCAATGGAAGGCGAGCGCTACGAGATCCAGGGCGCGCCGGAGGAAGTCGGGCGCCGTGAGGGTCTGCGCCTGCACGTCAGCCGGAGGCAAGACTATGAAGGTTAGCGGCAGCGTCACCGGTGGCGACATCCTGGCACAGAAGATCGAGGACTATGGCCGCCAACTGGAGTCTCGGAAGTTTCGGTCAACGCTCTCGCGTGCGGCGTCACAATCGATGCTCCCTGTGGTCAAGGAAGCCCGACGGCTCGCTGAGGCGCAGTTCGATTCACCGAGCCGTGAGTCAGTTAAGGGCATTAAGCGGCGGGTGTTAAAAAAGGGCGAGCGACAGCGCGCGAACATCGACTTCGGCGCTCTGGTTTATTTCTCCGAGGACGCCTACAAGCTCCAGTTCTGGGAGCGGGGTTTCATCCGCTACGGCCGGCACTATGCCGCCAGGCCCATGCTCCGGCCGGCCCTCGAGTCGGAACAGGGCGCCGTCCTGCGGCGCTTCATCGAGCGTGTGGGGAGAATTATGCAGCGTGAAGCCGAGAAGCTGGCGGTGAAGAAGGCTGTGAAAAGATGAGACTCGCGCAATTTCGCCAGCACCTGCTCGGCATACCGGTCGTGGCCGACCTAGTAGACACCAGGATTTACCCGGTTCATCTGCCTCAGGGTGTGCAATATCCGGCGGCCACCTACCAGCGAATCAACAGCACCAGCGAACAACACCTGAAGGGGCGTTCTGGCCTGCGCTGGGTGCGCATGCAAGTCGACATTTGGGCAAAAGACGCCATGGATGTCGATGCGATCACCGGTGCCTTGGACGACGCTCTTGATGGGTACCGCGGCCCAATAGGGATTTATGAGGCTACGGATTCCTGGCGGGTGGCACAGCAAGACATCTATGAGCAGGACGTGGATGTGTACCGCATCACCACCGATTACTCCATTTACTACCGGCAGCTCTAACGACAGGAGACAGCCATGAGCGAGTCAGAGTCCCAAACGGGCCACGGCGGCACTTTCGAGCGGGAAGAACCGGAAGGAACTTTCGTGCCGCTCGCTGAGGTCATCAGCATCACGCCGCCCCAGCTCTCGCGTGAGAACGTTGAGGCATCCCACCTTACAAGCCCCGAAAAGTACAACGAGTACAAGAAGGGCATGAAGGACGGTGGCGAGCCGACGATCACGCTGGCCTACATCAACGATGCCTCTCATCACGCTCTCAAGGACGACCTGGAAGATGAGGAAACCCACAACTATCGGGTGACCTATCCCGATGGCTCGCAGTGGGAGTTCAAGGGCTGGCCCTCCGGGATCGCCCCCAGCGAGATCGCCAACAACGAGCGGCTGACCGAGGAAGTGACGTTCCGCACAACCGGCAAGCCCGACTTCACGGAGGTGGCGTAACCCATGGCGGCCAATAAGAAAGCCAAGATCCTGAGCGCGGAACAGATCCTCAGCGCCCGCGACTTCGAAACCAAAGAGGTTAAGGTGCCGGAGTGGAAAGGCAGCGTCCTGGTCCGGGTCCTGACCGAGGGCGATTACATGGACTGGATCCGCGCCAGCCGGGAAACCGAGGTGGACGCCAGCATTGACCTCTTTGTCCGCGCTGTGTGCGATGAAGACGGTGATCTTCTGTTCACTCACGACGCGGCCGAAGCGCTCCGCGGCAAGAGCATCAAAGCGATGAACCGTGTCGTGGAAGGCGCCATGGAGATCAACGGCCTCAAGATCCAGGACGAGGAAGCCCTGGTGGGAAAGTTGCGGAGCCCCGAGAGCGATTCACCCACCGACTAGCGCTGGCCCTGGGCATGACCAAGGGCGAACTCCGGCGGCGCATGAGCCATGCGGAGTTCGATGAGTGGCAGGCCTACTACACCATCGAGCCTTGGGGCACGGAGCCGGCGGATCGGCGCGCCGCGCTGATCTGCTCCACGATGGCGAACATCCACCGCCCGCGGCGATCCCCCGCCATCGGGCTGAACAAATTCCTTCCAAACTACGGCAAGACCAAGAAGCGGCAATCCTGGCAGGAGCAGGCCCGGATCGCCCGGATGTGGTCAAAAGGCTGATCTGTGTCAACGATTGCAGAGCTCAATGTCAGGTTCGCGGCGAATACCAAGAGCCTGACAGCCGGGCTCCGTGAGGCCAAAAAGCGGACCCGTGATTTCTCACGGGACGCCCAGCGCCAGGTCGGCCGCGCCGTCAAATCCTTCCGCTCGTTCTCCAGCAGCATCGTCAACACGCGCAATGTGATCGCCACGCTGGCCGGCGCCGGCGGCATCGGTCTGCTCGTCCGGACGCAGATGGAGGCGATCCAGAGCACGCAGCGCCTCGCGCAGCGGCTTAATGGTACGGCAAAGGAAATCAGCGGCCTTGAATACGCGGCCAAGGCTTCCGGTGCGCCGGTGGACCGCCTGCGTGAAGGGCTGAGCGAACTGGTACAGCGGATCGGCGAGGCCGACCAGCTCGGTACCGGGGCGGCGGCTGAGTCGCTGGAGATGCTGGGACTGAGTGCGCGCAACCTGTCGAAGCAGCGGCCGGGCGCTGTGATCGGCCAGGTGGCGGATGCGTTGAACCGCCTGCCGAATGCCGCGGCGCGCGCCAGCATCGCCGACGAGCTGATGGGCGGTGACTCCCGCGAGCTGTTGAACATGCTCCGCAAGGGTAGTGCTGGCATCAACGAGCTGCGCCGCGAGGCCGAGCAGCTCGGCTACGCCGTTGATGATGTCGACGCGGCGCGGGTGCTGGCGGCCGACCAGGCTATCTCCCGAGCCGGCGCCGCCCTGCAGGGTGCCGGCAGGGTCATCACTTCGGAGCTGGCGCCGTACATCGAGGCGGTTTCCAACCGCCTGGTGGACGCGGCGAAGAACGGCAAGGGCTTCGGCGAGACCGTTATCTCCGCGATCAGCACCGCCGGCAAAGTGGTGGGCGTCATGGCGGACGGGCTCCATGGAATCAAGGTGATATTCCAGGGCCTGAAACTGATCGCAACCGGTTTTGCCGCCACGGCGGCCTCCGCCTTCGAAGGCCTGGTCGGCATCATCGTAAAAACGCGCGACTTCGGCGCGGCTGCGATCAACGACCTGATCCGCGCGTTTAACTCTATCCCCGGGATAGATGACATCCCCCTGATCCAGTCCATGGAGAACCGGGGCTGGGTGAAAGCGATCCGCACGATGGGCGAGGCGACCCGCGAGCAGGTGGGCATTGAGCGGGAGAAGCTCCATGAAGCGATGATGAAGCCGCTGCCGTCCAGCGCCATCGACGGGTTCATGAAGGGCGTGAAGGAAGAGGCCGCCAAGTTTGAGCTGCCAGACGTCGCCGCCGCTGGCGGTGGTGGTGGCGGGCTGGATCTTGCGAACGCCGGCCGCGAACAGGATTACCAGCAACGCCTGGAGCGCCTCCGGGAACACCTGCGCACCGAGGAAGAAAGCGAGCGCGCCTCCCACCTCAGCCGGATGGAGGACCTGAACGAACTCCGCGAGCAAGGCTTCATCCAGGACCAAGTCCACGCGGAGATGCGGGAGCAGCTCGAGGCCAGCCACCAGGACCGTCTCAACGAGATCCGGCGCCAGGGCCAGAGCCAGCAGTTTCAGGACAGCCTCGCGTTCCTGGACTCGATGGAGAAGGCGCAGAAGCAGTCCGGCGCCGCCCAGCTGAACACTGTCACCGGTGCTCTCTCGAAGATGACGGCGGCAGGTGCTCAGCACAACCGCAAGATGTTCGAAGCGAACAAGATGGCGGCCACCGCCAACGCGATCGTTAGCACCTACCAGGGTGCCAGCAAAGCCCTCGAATGGGGCTGGCCGCTCGGTCCGGTGTTCGCCGGCATCATCACCGCCGCGGGCATGGCCCGGGTCTCTGCGATCCAGTCGCAAAGTTTCGGCGGCGGCAAGAGCGGTGGCGGTGGTGGTGGTACTGCGCCCTCGGTAGCCGGGTCCACGCCGGCGCCGCCGGTGACGCCGGTATCCGATCAGCAGGGCGGCGGTTCTCAGCGCCGCGTCTACGTGGAATTCGAGGGCGACGACGATACCCGGGTCTCCCTGCGCCAGTTCCGGCAGCAGATCCGCAGGCTGCGTGAGGAAGACCCCGAAGCCGAACTGGTTTTCTAAGAGGACGATCAATGAGCTTGGCCATATCCGGCACGCTCGCCACCAGCCAGCCGGCGGAGGCGGGGGCGCATCTTCCCCGCTTTGCCTATCGAAATCACTTTATCGAGGGTGACGTGACGGTGAGCAGCGAACAGGCCCAGTTTCCCTATGAGCTGGCCCTGGATGGCTTCACCGATACGGTCTGGATTGGCGAAGAAGGTGTTTCCACCTGGTGGATGCGCGTCGATCAGCCGGGCGCGGAGGCGGACTTCTGCGGCCTATTGTTATTTGGCGACAACCCGCTGAACGCTCCGGTCGGCACCACGGTGCGCCTACAGGCGAGCGACGACGACGGTGCGGAGTGGCAGGACGTGGCAGGGCCCGTGGGCGCCACCGACCGGGTGGTGGGGTTCGTGTTCGACGCCGAGCAGCATGACGCCTGGCGCATCCTGTTCGAGGGCGACACGCCGCCGCGGGTTGCCGATGTGACGCTGTGCAAAGCCCTGGTGGGCGATACCGGTATCGCCTCTCCGTTTGAGCCGCCGACCCTCGCACGGAACAACGAGATCATGAACAACCAGACCGAGGTCGGGCACTTCGTCGGCCGCAGCCGAATCCGCCGCGGGATCTCGACACAGTTTCAGTTGAAGCGGGTGCACCCCGACTGGGTGCGTGATGAATGGGAGCCTCTGCTGGATCACGCGGAGCGCCGGCCGCTGTACATGATCTGGGACCCGATCCGCTGGCCCAATGAAATCGCCTACGTGTGGACCTCGGACAGCCCGCCTGCGCCCACATACAGCAGCAACGCCGGCTGGATGGACGTCAGAATGTCGGTGGAGGGCTTCGGCGGATGAGCCTGGAACAGGAACGCAATCGCCCGGGGCGTCAGCTCGTCACCCTGATGGAGCTGTACCAGCCGAAGTGCCGGCTTCGCTACGGCGAAACGAATGAGCACGGCACCTGCCCGGCGGTGCTGGGCGAGGACTCGCCGGCCAAGTGCTTCAACACCCTCCGGTCCTGCCCCGTCCCGGACAGCTTCGACCCGGAACCGGAAGACGACATCCTGCGGTTCTCCACCGCGCAGCAGGACATCCCGCCGGACTGGCGGATCCGGCCCACTATCGTTGACGTGGACTCTGCGCCGCGCCGGCTCAGCCCGTCGAAGGGTCTGGGCGAGGGCGCCAAAGCTGAAGTCACGGTGCTCGACCACCCCTGGCACGACATCGGCACGGATCCCTATGTTCTGGAGAAGGGCATAGACGACAGCGTGACCGAGGTTAGAAGCCTGGGATTGGCAGTATCTGATCCCGGAAGCCTGCGCCCCAGCACAGGGTGGGGGAAAGGTCCGATCAGAAAAGCAGCGCCTTCCTTTGTAGAGACAACTGCGAACTCCGGCATCGATGTTCCCTCGCCGGGAATCGTGGGGGAGTGCACTGTCGAGGCTTGGTTGTACCCAGACTATAGCCTGGACTCCGGCAGCATCCTGAGAATGTTCCTGACTGGACGGGGGGTCAGCGGCACCACCTACTTCGGCGTTTACGACGATGGACGAATCCGGGTTTACACACCTGGCAGTCGCGTGAATTCGCCGTTCGGTCTGGTTCCAATGAGAGAGTGGAGCTTTGTTTCAATTCGGATCGGCGGCGGCCAGATAAGCTTCTTCATAAACGGGGAGCACCGCCACTCACAGGCATTCACCCTGGGGAACAATACCTTCACACTTATCGGCGGCTACTCAACCCTTTCCTATATGTGGACCGGCAGGATCTCCGAGGTTCGGATTTGGAACTACCTGCGGCCCGATCTTCAAATCAAGCTGCGTCACCGCGAACTGCTGACCGGCAACGAGCCGGGCCTTGTCGCGTACTGGCCGCTGGATGATGCCTGGTACCAGGCGCGAGATTACGACCCCATCGAGCAGGGCACCTACTGGGGGAAGTGGCTGGCCCGCAATCCCTATTACCGCGGCTGGCGGATGCGCCTTCTGTACGGCTACATCTCCCCCGAGGGTTTCTCTCTGGATGACTTCGAGATCCGGGAGTATGTGATCGACAAGATCGAGGGGCCGGACACCAAGGACCGCGTGAAGATCACCGGCACCGACGTGTTCGCCCTGCTCGAAAAAGAACGCGCTGTGGTCCCGAAGCCCTCCCGCGGGGAGCTGGCGGACGGCATCGATGAAGAGGCCACAGAGTTCGAATTGGCGCCGGCCGGCATCGGCGATGAAGACTACCCCGCTGAGTTCGTGTGCTGCATCGGCAATGAGGGGTTCGAGGTTACCCGCGCCGGCGACATGTGCACCATCCAGCAACGGGGCCTCTACCGCGGCGTATCGGATCACGAACCCGAGGACCTGGTGCAGATCGTCCGGCGGTTCGAACCCAGCCAGGTTAACCAGATCGCGGAAGCCATCATCACCGAGGGGCAGCCAAAGCTGGCGCCATGGGTTCCCGGCCAAGAGTGGCAAGAAGAGGCTGATGAATTCCTGACCCGCCTCTATTCCGGTGACATCACTGAACCAACCGGTGTGAACGAGCTGCTGGCGGAGCTAATGGAATCCGTGCCAGTCCACTTCTGGCCGGATGAGCGGGAACAAAGGATCCGCATGCGGGCCATCAAGGCGCCGCCGGGCAATGCCCCTACGCTGACCGATGCCGAGCACTACCTTGCGGACTCTCTGGAAAAGAAAGAGCGCCCCAAGGATCGCGTTGATTCGGTGCTGGTTAACTTCGGGATGCTGGATCCGACCGAGGACCGCGATGACGCTGCGAATTATTCACAGGGCGTTTACCTTGTGAATGACGATGCCCAGCGCCGGTATGGCACTCAGCAGCTCAAGACCATCAACAGCCGCTGGATCAGCCGGTACAACAAGGCGGCCGCTGAGGATCTGGCACGCCTGTATATTCGGCGGTACCGGGAGACGCCCATCACGATCTCCTATGCCCTCGATGCAAAGCGGTCGGGCCTGTGGACGGGAGACATCTTTCGTGCCCTCACCCGAAAGCTACAGGGCCTCACAGGCGCCATGGCCGTCCGGAACTTCCAGATCATCGAGGCTCACCCAGAGGAACCCGGCCACCGGTACGAATACGAAGCCGAGAGCTATGACTGGTGGATTTCGGACGACGACGATGGCGACGACGAGAACTATGTCCCGATCTCCCAGGATGACTTCAACATCAACCTGCGCGAGATCCACGACAGCATTTATTCCTCGGTCAGTGAATCAGTCCTGATCCGGTTCGAGCAAGGCGTGAAGGTCGGCTCCAACACCACGACCGGGCGCTCCATTGAAGTTGGGGATTGGCCCGACGGCACCACCGTCATTCTTGAGTTCGAGGAAGGATTCGAGGGCAGCGGCAAAGGCGGGCGCGGCGGCAAGAGTGATTCCCCCATCCCGGCCGGCGCTGTCGCCAGCGACTACGCCGGTGAGGACGGTGGCACTGCCCTTTACACGCGATTTCCCATCACCGTGCGCAAGCAGGCAGGCCGACTGGCAGGCGGCGGCGCCGGCGGTGGTGGCTTCGCGTTTGGCAACGTCACAACGGCGCCGCCGGTATCCGGTGGTGGCGGCGCTGGCCGCGTGCCGGGCCAGGCCGGCCCTGTTAATGCGAGCGGTGTGGTGCTGCGACCAGGTGATCCCGGCACCACGGAAACCGGGGGTGATGGCGGTAGCAATAACGGCGTGATTGTCGGCGGTGACGGCGGTGACCTGGGCCAGGACGGTACGAACTGCACCGGCCCCAGCGATCCCGGTGGCCCTCATTATTACGGCGCCGGCGGTACCGCCGGCCCGGCCATCGACGGGGAGAGCTACATCACCTGGGAGGAAGAGGGCGAGATCCTTGGCAACCGCATTAATTGAACCCCACGCGCCCGGCATACGCCGGGCTTTTCCTTTCTGGAGTCTGTGAAATGCAGCGGTATGTAAACGTGGTCCGAGACCGTGCCGGCGAGGCAGTCGAGGGCGCGGACATCTTCGTCTATATCGGCGACTCCACCCAGCTCGCGAGCGTGTACGACGGCGCCGGGAACCAGGTCTCCCAGCCCCTCACAACTGATGCCGATGGCTATATCCGGAATAGCGCTTCTGGCAGTGACGGTCTGGGCTTCAAGGCCCAGGGCGGGCGCTACCGCATCGAGGGCGAGGCCGGGGGTCTGGACCTGGGCCCGATACCTGATGTCCTCATGGGGGACGCTCAAGGGTTCGATGCCGGCAACTGGCCCGGCGGCGTTGAGTTCTTCCCCAATCAAACCGAAGCGTTGCAGAACACCGGAGACGGTGACTTTTACCAGATCCTGGATGATGACCCCTATATCGCCACGTCGCTTTACCAGAATGATGGCGGAGTAGCGGATGGGCCTCTGGCGCAGTTTCCGTCCGGGGAGGGCGTCCAGCAGATCGTGGACAACATCGATGCCGCGCAGCAGGCGGCCGACGATACTGCGGCGGACCGGCTCGCGGTCCAGGACCTGCGCGACCAAACCGAGGATCTCCGGGACGATGCCCAGCAAGCGGCGACAGACACCGCCGCGGACCGCACCGCCACCGAGAATGCCCGCGACGACGCCGAGCAGTTCCGGAACCAAGCTCAGACAGCCGAGGGGAACGCCGGCGATCATGAGGTGGCCGCCGGTCAGCATGCCGCAAATGCTCAGGATTCCGAGCAAGCCGCTGCTGGATATGCCGATGATTCGCAGCAATACGCCAACACGGCACAGGCCGCCCAAGGCTTGGCGGTGGACGCTTATAATGACACCGTCGCCGAGCGCCAGACGGTTCAGGCTCTGCGGAATGAAACCCAAGGTTTTCGAGATGATGCGCAGCAAGCCGCCGCGAGCCTGAATCTCCCCACCATCGGCCCCGGGGACGCTGGCCGATCGCTGCTGGTGAACCCCGCCGGCGACGGTTACGAGGTGGGGCCGGCGCTGTCTGGCAAATTGCTCGGCGAGCCCTTCCCGTTGTGGGATCACTTGGATGGCGTCGATCCGCCGGACAATAGCGGTGCCGAGAAGTACATCAGGCTAACTGCCGGGCAAGCGACCGGCGGCCAATATAACGACGGCCTGCTTGTAGGGGAATCTGTATTCGGTGTGGCCCCCCTCACAAACGCCACTGCCCAGATAGCCACAGGGCCGCTTGCTGGTGAAACCGTTCATCTCCTCAACACAGAGGAATCGTTCATTCGCGCTCGCGAAACGTCCGGCGCCCAGCAAATGGATCAGATGCAGCGAATCCAGGGCCTAGTTCCAGGGTTCAATGGCAGTGCTTTCGAAGTTAATGTGGCCGCCTCCGCCCTCCAAAAAACAGGCGCGAATACGTCCTTCCATAGCGGCGGCGGCGGCGGATCTGTTCCTGCGGATTTAGAGTTCAACTCAGCCGAAAGTCCCAACGCTCGCGCTTCGGGCAGCACGTCCGGCGAAACTCGAAGCAAGAACGTATCCGCCACCTGGTACATGAGGATCGAGTAATGCCGTATTTAACCGACTGCCGAATTAGCACCCTGCCTCTGGAAGGCGGGATCCAGATCACCGACGAGCAGTACCAGGAAGCCATGAGCGCCCTCGCCGCCGGCCGGCGGGTCTGCCCCCGAGGTGGCGAGATGCTGGTCTACAGCGGGGAGCAGCGGACTGTCTATCGCAAAGCCACCGGCCGCGCCGTGAAGATTGCCCAGGAGGATGAGACTCCCGACGACTGCACCGACGATGCCCCGGGGGAATACCAAGTCTGGGGTGCTGGCGGTTGGGAAGATGACCTGGACCGCATGGCGGAGGTCGTGAGGGCCGAGCGGGATTCACGACTGCCCGCGGCTTTCGGCATCCGCGACCGGCACCGCGACCAGGTCGACCTCGGAATCGATACCGAGATCACGCCATCCGAGTTCCAGGAGGTGCTCGAGTATATCCAGGCGCTGCGGGACGTGCCGCAGCAGAGCGGTTTCCCGGTGAATGTGGTCTGGCCACCGACTCCGACGGTGGTGACAGCGGTGACCTAACGACCTATTCGCAGCATTTGGGGCAGCAGTTTGCGTGATGGTTCCAGCTTTGAGCCAGTATCTGCGCCGCGAAGCGGTTGTCCTGGTACAGGAGATCATGGAAGTTCCCCCGCCTCAGCGCCTCGCAGGGAGTGCCGCGTTGATGTATCAGCTTCTGCTCGCCCGGCCCGATATTCAAATCTACAAAATACTCCGGCATTTTCGACCTCTCCATATTGATCCCAAAGGGCGCCCGCCGAGTAACGCTGACCTCTGGTCGCTGGCTTCCCTGCCGACGGCGGACAATGCCAGGGTAGGGCGGCCGCTTCCGGCTGTCTGTAGGAGATCATGGACAGAACGTGTCCGCGAAAGCGCACAAAAAAAGGGACGGTTACGAGGGTACGGGGTCGATTTGGAGGGCGCCGTCTTCCATCGGTCCGATCAGCTGCAGCGCGTCATCGGGCGCGCCTTCGGTCCAGAGGCGGGAATGGTCCGGGTGGATCATGGCGGGCATCCGGTTGTGGATCTCGCCGCTCTCCGCGTTCGGCTGGGTGGTCAGCGAGACCATGGCGGGTTTGTCGCCAGGGTATAGGATGCCGGCCATCAGCAACGGAGCACCGCCGGGCAGCTGGAACCGGTGCCGCTGCTTGCGCCGGCCGCCTTCATCGCGCCATTCATACCAGCAATCGAGCGGGATCAGGCACCGGTGTTCGCGGAAGGCCGCGGCGAAGGTCCGCTTTGTGGCCACCGTCTCTCCCTGGGCATTGATCAGGATCCGCGAGGCCCACGGTGGCTGAATGCCCCATCCGACGTAATGCGTCTCCATGCCGGCGGCGATCACCGGCACCCGGTTGGTGGGCCGGATGTCCGGGTTATGCTCGATCACGAAGTCGGTGGCGCCAAGATCCCGGGCGAACTGGGTGATGCGCTCACTATCCAGGGCGCCGTATCTGCCGCACAT